GTCCGGACAAGCTCACACTCGAACAAGCACGCATCAAATTCTTCAAGCACATAACGTCACTGCACACAGAACCAACCAGAACGCGACTCCTAAACTGGGAAGATGTAGAGGACGACTACCCCGTAGAAGTCCCTATCACACTAGACAAGGAGGAAATGAAGAACCAACTCCGCAGAACAGTCAAAGAACTTTTCACAAAGCCCATGACATACTCCGACAAAATTCAAGCCTTCTTCCCCAGTACCAGTGCGAACTACATCAACAGTCGCAAGCAGAGCGGCGCCATAGGTTACCTATTGGCTCACAAAACCCTATTAAAGGGCCTGCGCAGTAGTGGTGGAACACTAAGGGTCACAGAGTCAACAGACGAAACAGAATCGATAACCCCAGAAGAGAAACCAAAAACAACAGTCACTCTAACATCACAGGTACTAGACCAAAGGTTCGAAACTCTATGGATACGTCTAATAAGACGCGCCCTAAGAGAACGACCAAAGGTCAAGATAGTCCCTTTAGCAGAGTCCTTAAAGGTCAGGCTAATCACAAAAGGCCCCCCAGCCACCCAAACTGTCCTACGTAACCTCTGGCGAGTAGTTCACCGTCGGCTCAAGCACCATAAGGTGTTCGAGCTAATCGGTCGACCAGTCGACGAGGCATACGTACAAGGACAGATGATGGACACAGGTAAGGGTCTAATTGGAGATTACTATCTCTCAGGTGATTATGAAGCCGCAACAGACAATCTCTACAGCTGGGTCAGCGAGACAATCGCCGAGCAACTAGCAGCAGAGGAATGCCTGAACCTCAGCAAGGCAGAAACAGAGCTTTTCATCAGAGCCTTAACCAAACACGAATTCTCCAAAAAGGAGCTCGGAGAGGTCGACCCGGAAGACGAGTTTCTCGGATCATCTACCCTATTCGAGAAGATATTCGAGGAACATCAATACGTCTACCAGACGATCGGGCAACTGATGGGAAGCATAGTGAGCTTTCCAATACTCTGTATAGCAATGCTGCCTGCTGTAGACTAGCACTAGAAGTAGCTAATCAAAAGGTGATTAAACTAAAGGACGCACCAATGATGATTAACGGAGATGACTGCGGAATGAGGGGACCAGCTGATCTCTATAAACACTGGAGAACAATTACGGCGTTCTGTGGACTCAAAGAGTCCATAGGAAAAACCTACTTCAGCAAGAGCTTTGTAGACATAAACTCTACTAGCTTCGAACTTAAGAAGGAGCCGCACAACACCACTAATAATAGGGGTGAAACAGTTCAAACAGTGTTTCAGCTAACCCAATACGTCAACGCTGGACTACTCCTAGGTCTAAAGAGATCCCAAGGAGTAATAGGTCTATCCGACCAGTTCAGCGCAAACAATATGGGGGTCCGCGCACACGAGCTATTAAGATTAGCCCCAAAGGAGCTGCACAACGCAGCCATGAAGGTGTTCATCAACAAGCACCGAGAGACACTCGAAAAAACGAGACTCCCATGGTACATGCCTCTTTGGTTAGGAGGGGTCGGCCTACCGGCCGGCCCCTGGGGAGGCAACTCCGAACTAGACAGGAGAGTAGCTTCACGCATACTCTTCAACTGGAAGAAGGAAAGGCCTATACCCATTAACAGAGAGGAACTACCCTGGAAAACATGGCTGAAAGCAGAAGCAGCATTACCCCCGCCAGTATTCTCGAAAACAAAGAACGAACACACTGAGGCTTACAGTAATGCCGTAAGCAAAAAGTGCATAGATCTTTTATTCGACTCAGAGGTTCACTTAAGTGACCTCCATGAGGAACTACAGGCGAAGGGTAGTCGGGCAATAGCTCATAACGCAAAACTCTGGAAGCCTGAAAAAGGCATCGGTCCGGAACTACCGGAAGATAAGCTAAAATTTCAGGCAAAATATCCAAACTGGGTGGACGATTCTGCACGTCTGAGCGATGATTATCAGGAGGTTCATTATGATCTTGACTAACGAGAGCGAGCTGGAATTTATACCAACTCATTGCTACAAACG